CACATTGTATATCTCACATATCCTCTCAGTGGATAATTCAGAGAAAAGTTCAACACTAAGGCCGTGTACGAAGTATCCGTCGATGAACCAAAGACATCTTTGTCTTGCCTCATAAAGTGCAGCATCAACATCGAATGTACTTATTACTCTCTGCATAGTTTTCATATTACAAATATAAAATATTAAATCCAATATATTCAATTTGTTTTGAAAATATGATTAATTCTTATCTGACGAAGTATGGTTTTCATCTCATCATTGTGTGAGTGTTCCCATTCATCCATAACCTGTCTTATTTTGTGATGAAGTCCGTTGTAAGAAAAATCGTGAGTGTCATCCCATTCCGTACCATTAAAATTCTCTATTATAAGTAATGGTGTCATTTTTTTCTGAATACTCTGAATAAGTTGTATATGTCCGGCAACCAGGTCGAAGTTTGACCATCTTTCACACCATTTAGTCTTAATAAAGGAATCGATGAAATCGGTTGTTATTGCAGGTGGTTTAGAGTTTCCAAAATAAGAGTGCCACTTCTCCAATATGTAAGTAGCATCCATATCCTCAACCTTACTACCCATAAGGCGATTGAAGTGGAAAGCGAACCTTATCATGTTCATGAACCTTGTCTCTGTAAGTGAATCTATAAAATCTACCATACCACAAAGGTAGTAAATAAATCTAAACGTAAAACTCGAAAATGAAATTACCGTCGTCTTCAAGCCAGGTCACATCAGGAAATTGTTTCTCTATATCAGAAACCTGTGTGAATAGTGACTCAATCTTTTCCAGATATATGTTACCTGAAAGATTTACGGTGAGTACAAACATATCACCCTCATCATCAATCTTTGTATCGAAACCCTTTATATCAGAGAGCATTCCGATGAGCTTGTCGTTTTGGTTCGACTCGACGAACCTTTTATATCTTTTGAGTCTCATAATTGTACTATTTGTATTATTAGATATCCATTACCCATATGACAAACATCAACAAGGTCATGTTTCTCAACCAACTGATTTATATCTTTTAACTCACTTAGAACTTCAGATGGCTTCCAACCCTCAATGTCGAAGTAAAGTGACCACTCACCATCTTCGTCCTCCTCGATACCAGAAAAAGTCTCAATCTTTTTAGCATCTTTTACCAAATCTTTGTAACTATCCGGATAGTCTTTATCACCATGAACCGCCTCTTGTAGGTCTCTTTTAGTCGGAAGTGAATCCCAGTCAACCTCACAACTAACCTTACACAATTTTTCAAGATGTGTTATATTCTGAACCTCTTTACCAGTATGCTCATTCATATATCCAACAGATACATTCGTACATTCAGGTATGTTACCCATAAGCATTGCCGAGTCCGTGAATATACCTGTTGGATCTGGTGACATATCCATACCCAAAGAGTTGTATTGATCACACAACGCATTTGCAAACTCATCAGAACAACATTGTCTACCAAGCTGTTTAGTTATTATCGATCCAGTACCTCTCCTATCAAAAGAAACACATCTAACAATGTCTTTTACATATTCAACCTGCTCGAAATCGTTAGCCAACTTCTTAGAACCGATACCTCCCCTTTCTTCACCTATGAAGAAATAATAAAGACCCGGAACATTCTTCTCAATCATGTATAACATAACAGTCACACCTGCCTTATCATCAGCCCCAAGTATGGATTCACCACTGGTCGTTATATTCTCAACACCATTATCGATAGTTGAATACCTTTCGGTTTTATTTTGTCTATGATCCGCTGTATCCAAATGTGATGTAAACATAGTAGTTGGTCTATCACCTATTATTCGATAGTAGTTACCAAACTGGTCGTTTATAAGTTCAGGAAGAAAGCTAAGTACCTCTTCCTCGTGACCATGCGGGTAAGTATTAGAAGTCAATGAAAGAAATGTTTTCCTAACATCACTAAAGTCCTTACCATCATAATGGTATTCTATTTTATTTCTCATAGTTCAAAAATAATATTACCACTTCTAAAAACGATTCGACCACTATTCAATGACATTTGACCAGAAGAAACCTGTGAACATTTACACATATCAATGATTGCGTCGTCTCTATCTTTATCCACCAAAGAAATGAGTATATCAGATGCATCGATAAGCACCTCTCTCGGAACTATATCGTCAAGATTAGTCTTAATTATAAGACAATAGTCTCCTAATTGAAGAAAAACATCATTTTCACTAGGAGAATATCCACCCAGATCCAATGCGTGTTTTCCGGTATACATACGTATTATCTTATTACAAACATCTATATCATCCGAATACCAAACATTGTAAGGTGAACCGGTATTACATCGAATAATTTTATGCATCAATCCTTCTAATCGATCAAGTTGAATTCTAACAGGGTTTATACGTGCCTCAAAGATATATTCGTCAAATCTTTTTATAATCATAGTGTATATATAAAAAAATAAATTGAAATAAAAGTATTTTTAAAAACAAAAAAGGCTACCCAAAATTGGGTAGCCTTTTTATATCTTATTAATGATTAGTTGAGCAATTGTGCATCATCTTTCACTTTAATAGTCATAAATTGTTTTTGTGGGAACCATCCAACTTCAGCCACAGCATATCTTGATCTTAGTAACATTCTTGGTGCAAAAGTTGCTTCAGAAATAACTGAGATAGATTGAGCCATTAAGTAAGGAACGAAGATGATACCTGGTTGATCAGGGTTGTTCTTTCTACCAATAACGATTCTGTTATCATTATATCTCATGTATGGATCAACATAGATAGCGATATCACCGATTGAACCTACAGGGTATAATTGACCTTGTCCGTTTAATTTAGATTTAACTGGATTGATTGTGTAACCAGCGATGTCTTGAAGAGCTGCAGCTAAACCTCCGTTTGTGATAAGGTATTGAGCAGGACCTACACGACCCTCAGTTGCAATGTAGTTAGATGCATGAGCAATTCTAGTAATAAGTTTTCTTTGAACTGCGTGAGTAGTCTCACCACCAACTGCATTAGCAGAAGCTGCATAGTTAGTATCTAAGTCAAATAATGAGTCATATCCAGCAGTGTAACTAGTTCCAGTTTTCTTAGGAGCAGAAGTTCTGTTAAGATCACCCATTTCGAAGATTTTAGCAACGATTTGTTTAGAAATTGTTTGAGACAATTCGTTAACTAGGATAGATTCCATTTTTTGAACGATATCCATACCTGTGTTAGCTTTGATATCTTCGATTTCAGTTCTTCTAAGCGCAGAAGATACTTCGATAGTACCAACTTGGATAGTTTTAGAAGAAATTTTAGGTCCGATAACACCAGAGTAACTAGCATCATCCGCCTCACGCGTCATTGGGTAATCACCAGTTGTTTTAACACCAGCCCAGTTTGCAGAGAATCCAGGGATATGATCTTCAAGTGCAGAAACCAAAGTAACTTTTGAACTAGGCAAACCATCTATTAGTGATGCAGTTACACCAGCAACTTTAGAAAGTGCAGTAGTCATTGCACCAGTTGCAGGAAACGTATTCAATGTAGGATCAAAAGCAAAAGTTCTGAACTGACCAGCTGTGTTAGCTTGTCTGTAAGATCTGAACATTGGAAGTCCATCAATCCTAGAGAAACCTAAGAACTCAACAACACCCGCTTTACTCGCAGTTGGATCAGTAGTTGAGAAAGATGCGCCAGAGAAAGGAGCAGCATCCTGAGCTGAACTATTGATTGGAAGGAATAACTTACCACCAGAAAGTCCACCTGTTGTAACAGATATATTAGATGAAGTCAATCCTAAGTTGATTGCAGCTTTAATTGCAGCGATATTATCCGCGTTATAAATGAAAACCTGTGGTCTTTCGTCAGATGTTGTATCATCATATTGGAAATCGATGTAAAGTAAATCGATTTTCGGACCTGGTGTTGGTTTAACAGCAACTAAGTCTAAACCAATTGTTTGAGCAGCAATTTTCATTGCAACTGGTAAAAGGTTTTGACCTACGTCTCCTGAACCTAATCCAGCACCCAAAGTTTGTCCTGGGTTTACAGAAACTACTGGGTTAGAAATCGCACCCATACCTGCTACGTTAGAAGCATTTACATATGCATTTTCGTTGATTGAGTGAAACTCAGCGTATTCCGCCATCCATTCTACTCTATCACCTGTAACACCCATATTCTCAAGAACTGGTGTCCATTTTTTAGTGGCTTTCGCCTTGTCTATTCTAATGTGTGACATTTTTTGTTTTTTATTTTTTTTAATAATCTATATATTCTCTAACTTTACTTCTTTTTGAATTAAGTGGATTTTTTATAGATTAGACATTTTTGAATCTTTCCATAATAGCAGACATCTCATTATCAGAAAGTTTATCCTCTTGGATAATATCTTTGTGAGAAACTAGCTTTTTAGTAGATTCGTTCTTTTTGAGGTTTCTAGTTTCCCAGAAATGCTCAATTTGGGATTCAGTCATCAACATTTCCTCTGGATAAAGTCTAGCCTGTGAAAGAACTGACTTTTTGGCAGATTCATTAAGTTGATTCCAGATAGCCTTAGTGTTTTCAGGCATCATTCTAATTACTCTTTCTTCAAGAGATTCAGTTTTAGTAGAAAGTGCCTCTGAAATGAGTGTAAGAACTTCTTTTTGCGTAAAGTAACTTCTTTCGTTTATGTGAAGTTTAACCGCATCCTGCTCCTCATTAGTAAGTGCATAATAGCTATCTACCTGTGATTTTGATAAGAACTTAAGAAAGTTCAAATCAGACGTCTCAGAAACCTTACGTTTTTTGGCTTCTTCGATAAGTTTATCTATTGATTGTGAAAGTTCTGAATCTTTATATCCAGAAATCTCATACAAATTGTCATTTTCTTCTTCACGAACTTCATCGTGAGATTCTTCATCGCGAGACTCTACATCGTGAGACTCTTCTCCGTGTACATGTACCTCCTCAGGAGAAATTTCTGCAACACCATTAGGTCCACATTTTTCTTCGTCATCATCTCCTTTTCTTTCTTGGTTATCTACTACAGCAAAGTGATCAGTAATTTTAAGAACTGGGAAACCATCCACTGCAGCTTCAAAAACTTTTCCACCATTCAATTTCTCTGTAATCAAACCAGAGTAAGAGATTGTTTTGTCAAGATTCTCAGCTAGGTACTCAGAGTATGCAATGTTATCATCTAAATGCTCAGCGATATACTCAGAATAAGCGATGTTACCCTCTACGTGCTCAGCTAGGTACTCAGAATAAGCAATAGAATTGTCTACGTGCTCTGCGATATACTCAGAATAAGCGATGTTTTTGTCAAGATTCTCAGCGATATACTCAGAATAAGCAATGTTTTTATCGAGGTTCTCAGCGATATACTCAGAATAAGCAATGTTTTTGTCAACATTCTCAGCGATATACTCAGAATAAGAAATGTTTTTGTCAAGATTCTCAGCTAAATACTCAGAATAAGCGATGTTCTTGTCAAGATTCTCGGCAACATACTCAGAATAAGAAATGTTTTTGTCAAGATTCTCGGCAACATACTCAGAATAAGCGATGTTTTTATCGAGATTCTCAGCTAGGTACTCAGAATAGTTTACAGCTTTTTCAAGATTTTCCGCGAGGTAATCATTGTGCTTGATAAGTTTTTCAGTAGTCTCTTTTAAAGACTTGTTCTCATTTACCATGATCTGAACTTTCTCAGCTAGGTAGTCTAGGTACTTAACAACTTGTGAATTAGTTTTATTAAGTTCCTCGTAGTACTCGAGTAATTGTTCGAGTCTCTTAGGGGCCATATTACCCTTAGTAATGGCAGTCTTAACTTCTTTCTTAGTAGATGCCAACTCTTTGACCAAATACTGAGAGTAGTCAGTCAACTGTTGTTTAGTAACGTACTCATTTTTGTTCATATTGAATAAATCGTTTATTTTTGACTCATCGGACATCTCATATATCCTAAAGTTAGATTTCGGGTTATCGTATCCAAGTGACTCATTCAGAACTTTAACACTCATTTTAGCAGATGCGAACCCTGGGTCAGCAACAATGTCATAAGTAAAAAGTTTCTTTAATGAGACCGTACCATCAGACTCTGTAATACCTGCTGCTCTGGAAGAAACAAAAACAGGACATCCGTCATCGACGAGTGCCTTTGCTTCCTTACCCCAATAAGTACTCAAAAGTCTGATTTCACCCGATACTAGGTTCTGCTCCTTGATATAATCAGCTTTAGTGATTATGTGAGAAGCCCTAGAAAGAGAAGTGTCGAAAACATCCGGATGGTCGAACTCACCATAGACAACACCGAGGTTGTTCATTCTCTCGTTCATCTCAGTAAGCGCAGGAAGGAACCTATCAGCTGTGTACACTCTTTCGTTTCTGTTTTTAATATCAAACTCAGTGAATGTACCACCCAATACATAATCCTTCTTACCAGTTCCGCCACTCTCCCTCACGAGTGAGTTAGTGGAATTTTCTACAATCAATACTGGTTTCATGTGATTTTTTATTTTTTTTTCGTTAGACTATATATCACACGCACCAAGCACCCTTTGAAATTGATGGATTTTTTACAGCACTTGCAAACTATTAGGTTTATATGAATACAAACTATGAGTGGATTTTTTACACAATATGATACTTTCAAGAGAAATAAACATAAAGATTACAGACCACAACTACCAATACTACGATGACTTAGGATATGATACCGTCTTAGGAGAAACGATAGTAATACCGGTTGAGTTGTTACCCAAAGGCTCACACTACAAAATAAAATGTAAGTGTGATGGGTGTGGTATTGAAAAAGAAGTTATATTCAAAAACTACCTTAAATATGGTAACAAATTTGGCGAATACAAATGTAGAAAGTGCTCTGAACAGAAAAGAAAGAAAACACTCAGAAAAAATTATGGAGTCGACTATCCAATACAAAACAAAAGAGTACTCGATAAGATGCAGAAGACACTCATAGATAAATACGGAGTCGACAACATATCCAAAAAGAAAAAAAAGGATGAATAAATTAATCGCAGGCGACACGATAGAGGCAAACATAGAGTTTATGCCATCTGGTCACGCCACATTAAAAATCGAAGAAAACGAATTCTTCATACACAAAAGTAAAACCGCAAATGCACTACACCTAGACAAGGTCAGGGCAGTTCTGTTCAAAGGTGAGAAAAAAATCGAAGCAAAAGTTGTTGATGTACTGGAAAGATTCAAAACAAGTTTTGTAGGAACAGCTCAGGTCAACAACAAACACACATTCGTAATACCCGATAGTAATAAGATGGTGGCAGACTTCTACATAAAAGGAGAACACCAAGCAGAGAACGGGCAGAAAGTTATTGTGGAGATGATAGACTGGGAAAAGGAAAAGAAATCACCACGCGGAAGAATTACCAAAGTACTCGGTCTAAAAGGTGAGAATGAGACCGAGATGAACGCAATTATGTACGAGTACAACTTACCAATTGACTTTCCACAAGAAGTTATTAACGAAGCGGTACTAATCTCAGAAGTTATACCAGAATCCGAAATAAAGAAAAGAAGAGACATCAGGCACTGGACTACAATAGGAATAGATCCACATGACTCCAAAGATGCAGATGATACAATTGGTCTACATTTCGAAAATGACAAAAGACTAATCTCTATAAACATAGCAGATGTCTCACACTACGTAAAACCAGGTAGTGAACTCGATAAAGAAGCATATCGAAGGTCTAGTTCAGTATATCTTGTTGATAGATGTGTACCGATGATACCACACAATCTATCTAATGGTATATGTTCGTTGAAGTCTGGAAGTGACAAACTATGTTACTCTGTCATAATCGAACTAAATAACGATGGAAGAATAGAAGATAGTTGGTTCGGAAGAACTGTCGTAAGAGTTGACAAAGACTTCTCTTATGAGATGGCACAAGAGGTTATCGATAGAGGCACAACAGAATTAGAAACAGAGAAAGTAATACTCGAACTCGATAGACTTGCCAGAAAGATGAGAAAGAGAAGATTAGCCGGTGGATCACTTGAACTCGGTGGCGTAGAAGTCAAATTCAAGTTAGACGGAGACGGAAAGAAACCAATAGGAGTTTACCTAAAAGAACAAAAGGAAGCAAACCACCTTATTGAGGAATATATGTTACTAGCAAACAGAGAGGTAGCAAGATTCATAAAGTCGAGAAAATTACCATGTGTTAATAGGATACACGAAGAACCTGCAGAAGAAAAATTAGAACATGTAAAAACTTTCATCTCCGGACTCGGATATATGATAAACTATGGCTCTACCGCAGAAAGAACTAAACTGGCAATAAACCAACTTATAAGGGATGCCAAAGGAACACCAGAAGAGAATATAATCACTACTATAATAATAAGGGCACAACAGAAGGCAAAATATTCAACTAAAGACATTGGACACTACGGATTGGGTTTCCAACATTATTCACACTTTACTTCACCAATTAGGAGATATAGTGATATACTCGCACACAGACTTCTTTCGAGAGCACTAAACTCAGAAGGATATAACAAAGATATAAACTTTGGTGAATTAGATAAACAATGTGAATGGATTTCCAAACAAGAGATGGCCGCCACAAAAGCACAAAGAGACTCAGTGAAATATAAACAAGCCGAGTATCTACAAGACAGAATAGGACAAGTATTCGAGGGTATTGTATCAGGTGTTCTTGAAAGAGGAATATACGTAGAACTCACCGAAAGTAAGTGTGAGGGAATGATTAGAATCTCAGAGATGGGTGGAAAGTGGACAGCATACCCGGACAAATATGCAGTTATGAACGAGTTCGGTGAGACGATTCGATTAGGAGATCCAATCAAAATCGTTATAAAGGCAGTAGATCTTGAAAAGAAACAAATTGATTTTATAAAATTCAACTAAAATGGGAAGGCTAAAATCGAAAGAAATGGTTGTGTACACCTTAGAAGTCGAGTTGGATGATGAATCACTCGACTTCTACGAGGGTCTACTCACCAGGTACAACCAATGGAAAGTATTCAAAAGAGAGGTCAGACTCACTGGTCTACTGAATTCTGGTAAGAAGGTACAATTCGATATAGAAGACGCGAACCTACTAATATACACAGATATGGACGCCATACAATACATACACAAAGCAGTCTTCCGTGCAGACAACATAAAATTCATACTGAAGGACGAAAAAATTTTCAGTATGTCATTGTCTGGTGAGATACTTCCAACATCGATGGGAACTTGTATAAAAGGAATACTGGACGAAGGAATACCACTAAAGATAAAGAAGTATAACGACAAACGAGGTAGAATAACTTTCTACATAGACATAGAAGACGACAAAGCAGCATAAACAAAAAACCTCTCAATTTGAGAGGTTTTTTTATTTCTATAATAATTATTAGAACTCGAACTCGGCACCACCCTGTGCACCACCCTGTGCTGGTGGAGTAGCTTGAGCACCACCCTGTACCGGTGCCGCCTGAGCCTCACCACCCTGTACCGGAGCTTGAGCTCCACCGATATCACCACCGATATCACCACCGCCACCTTGAGCTCCACCTTGTCCTTCAGGTGCAGAACCGGCTGCAGTAGGATCTTTTGCCCAATATCTAGCATTCTCAGCTTTTTCTTCTGGAGAAAGTTTGAATATATTATCCATAATCCAATCAATATGAAAGTATGGCTTTTCACCATTCATTACACCTAGTAAAGTACCAACTATACCTGCTTTCTTCTCAAGATTACCAAGTTTTTTCCACTCCTCAAATACCTGATTAGAGTAAAACTCAATATCAATCTCGTTCAAAAACTTATCATCTTCAATCATATCCGGAAACTCTATGAGTAACTGAAGTTTTAATGGTTTTACAATAAGTTCTTTGAAATTTGCACGTAACCTACCTATGAAGCTATGGAACTTTATCTCATCACGTGTCATCTCAGCCGCATCAGTAACTAAGTTACCACCCCCAGATTCACCCTCAAAACGGTTTAGTGGAATTTTACTAGCTCTCTTAAGTGCTTGATGAAACCACTTAAGCATACTCTCCTCATTCAAGTCGTGACCTGTAGGAGATTTCAATTCCATCGTAGGCGTTCCTGCATCACCATCCGGGAACCATATTTGTTTGTTGAACGGAAGGTGTTTGGATCCATTTATGGATAAAGTACCTAAAGTATCATCCCATTCAACTTCTTCTGAATAATCATGTATTAACTGACCAATCTGTTCTTCTGCCCTCTGTCTGGATAGACCCTTAACTGGTATGTTGAACTGTTGATATAAAGTGGCGTTTATAATGTTGAACATTATACGAGTCTGCTCTAATATCTTCAATTGGTTATACGGTTTTATAAGACCCTCAACATAAGATGTCTCTGCAAAATCGTTTTGTGTAGAATATGATATAAATACAATCTGTGAATCAAGGAATATCCTTCTTAGTTGAGGATCATCAGGATATTGTATCCAAAGATGTCCTACATTAGGTTCATATGCAGGAACTATCGTCTCTGGACGTAACCTATTGAATGCAATTATATTCTTTTTCTTATCATCATAGACAATCTCCATTGCAACATAACCATCAACCAAGAAGTCCTTTATAAGATTGAACGCAGTTATACTATCCGAGAATCCATACCTATTATAAATGGTCTCGAAAATTTCCATATAACGATCCTGTATCTGCTTGTTATATCCAGTAGATAGCTGCCTAAGTTGACAGAAATCTCTATCGTCGTTATAAACCACAACCTCGTCAGCGACCTGACTTATAAAGTCTCTTATCTCATCCTTTATCGAATATTCACGAAGAATCCTTCTTTTATCTGGATAAGACCTATCCAAATAAGGAATCGACTTTCTACCCAGAACGGATGCGACCGCCCTCTGTGAGAAGAAGTCGTAGAAGGAATTACCCTTTGATGCATAAGGATCCTCGTTTATACCGATACCCACCTGATTACGAATAATCATATCATCGTAATTCATACCATGATTAGAAAGACTTCTAAGTATCCTATTAAAGAAACCTTTGTTCTCACCGGTGCCCTGAATTGCACTAAAATTTTGGTTATTGTTGTTGTTAAAGTAGTTATAAGAGGCCATTATATCGTTGCCGTGTTTTGGTTATATATAAAAACCAGCGGCTCCCAAAAAAAAAAGAAGGCACGTAAACCGTGCCCTCTTTTTTGAATCAAATATAGAATGTTCGTTGTATAATCTTCAACCCATCTGCACCCATCTGCATCTCAGAAAGAAGTTTCTGAACATCTTTATTATATTCAACGAGTATATATATCAACCTTTCAAACGATTTAACAGATTTTCGGTTACGGAAAAGGTTACCCTCATGCCAAACAATCTCACCATTGTGACGGAGTGTTGTGTTTATACGGTGTGTGTTGGTACCTGATTTGAATATAAACATTATAGTATTGGCTTCTTTCTCCCTAAGAACACGAGTCTCAACAAATTTGGCACCACTGAATGTCTTCACCTGACCTACGAGTATGTCAAAATCAAATTCAGAAACTCGACGAGAGACAATCTGGTTAGCATGTAATAAAAATTCTTTAGCCAAATCCTTTTGGCCAAGTGCAGAAAATTTTTCCGCTGCGGAAATATAGGTCGTGTACTTCATCTTTGATTAGTTTATACAAAGATATGGATAAATCAAGACTTTCCGTACTTACGAAGCGAGTTTCTAAATGTCATAACATCATTTTTGAGTACATCAAACTTACCAGATATATCTTTAGTCAAATCAGTATAGTCATCCATAGTCGCAGACATCATCTCTTTCTCACGAACATCAGCAACCTTACTCTGTGATTGCCATATTTGTTTCAATTTACCCGGATCATATTTAGCATCTTTATGTCCAGAATAAAGAAAACGGGGTAGAATATTGAGTGATATCCTATATACCTTAACAATCTGATCAACACTATACATTTTTATAGCAAAGTTATATTTGAACTTAAGAAGTTCTTTTTCAACCTTATCAAATTGTGTTTTTAATATAAAGTTAGGATTCGCGAAATCCTGTTCACGAAGGTATGGATCGAAAAATGCAACCCTGAAACTCAACGGAAGAAAATTCATATTTATACACCTAAATATTGTAAGACCACTAGCCACCTTTTTATCGATGACAAATACGGGAGAATACTTAAACCAGTTAGAATCATGCATATAAGTAAAGAAGTAGAACTGACCCGGGATTATCTGATTCTTACGTATAGCAAGAACGTCGTTATCCGGACTCTGTGCAAGGTAACGTGTCATAAAATAGTTAGTATTATTTATGTAGGCCTCGAGTTCGTTGGCACCTCTGACCAAAACATTCAATTTAACAAGTTCTGTTAGGTGTCCCATAGAAAGTTTTCTTTTATATATAAAAAAACAAAAACAAACCATGATAAACTCCAAACCATCGAACTCAAGTTACAACTCCGGAAACTACATACCGAAGAATAAAGACAAAGTTCTCAAGTTAAACACACAGGGTGGTGTATACTTCAGGAGCTCATGGGAAAAGAAAATAATGGTCTGGTTGGATCTAAAACCGGAAATAATACAATGGGGTGCAGAATGTTTGGAAATACCTTATCAAATGACACACTTTGAAAATGGAGATGCCAAAGTGAAGGCACATAGATACTATCCCGATTTCGTGTATAAAATGAGAAACTCAGACGGAAGTTTAAGAGAAGTTGTAGTAGAAGTAAAGCCTCAGAAAGAATATAATATGGTCATCGCACTAACTGAAGGAAAACTACAAGTACCTGAAAAGGGAACTAAAAAACTAAAAGGATTCGAATACGATTTAAAAATGGCTTACAAAAACAAAAACAAATGGGAGACAATGATAGAGTGGTGTAAAAAGAAAGGATTCGACTTCATTATAATAACCGAAAACAACCTCAAAAATTTCAACGTATAAACCAAGTCATAAAAACCGAAAAATATAAAACTGCAATGATTATCGGTAAGATAAGAGAATAAATAGAGTAGATGGGTTTAGATATGTGATACAAAGGAAATTTTGTAATCCATAAGGTCAAAATAATACCGAAAAACAAATAAAGATTACTAAACAGACCCAGAAAAACGAAAAGAAATGAAACTACACTAAGTATATAATATAAGTAGACAAATCCTTTGAAATCCTCAGGTCTTTTTTCAGTAAAAACCTTTTCCAATTTAGATTTATTAATAAAGTAATAAATATTGTTACCCGCAAATAACAACATCGAAAAATAGTATATGTTATATAACAAAAATAGCATATCAATCTTTTATAATTATATCATCCATCAAAATAAGGTTTCGAAGAGAAGATTCATCCAGTCTAACACTACCATGTATAAGAATGGTCTCAAATAACATATCATCCACATAAACCTCAAATGAGTCATCAAAATAACAGTCATATTGTTCCGGAACTAAATCACCCCTTTCAGAATAAATATCAGATATGAATTTGCCCCTTTCTGTCAAATCCAAATGCAAAGAACAACCATCCGTAAGAAATCCCAATCCTCTTTCAGAATGTACCCAAAGCTGCAAATAAACTCTATTCATAAAAAATTTGTTTATTCTATTATAAGATAAAAGACATAATGTTTATAAAGATAATAACAAAAAACAAAAGGACTGAAAAAAATTAATAAATAACCGAAAATAAGACACCAAAATGAAAAAACTCGAGTATATTTGGTTAGACGGCTCAAATCCACAACAAATTAGATCTAAGATAAAGTTCATAAAATCAAACTGGAACGCGGATGCACTACTAAACCAATATAAATCAAAGTCATTAGAGGCACCAATTTGGAACTTTGACGGATCATCAACAGGACAAGCAGATACTTCAAACTCCGAACTACTACTTAAACCCGTTAACTACTTTCTAAATCCTTTCACAAATGACGGAATAATAGTAGTATGTGAAGTAACAAACGTAGATGGTACACCACATAGTACAAACACTAGAGCATCGATGATAGATTTATTAGAGGAAAACGATGATGAGACTATGTGGGGCTGGGAACAAGAATACTTTATATTCGATAGGAATACAAATAAACCACTTGGATGGCCTGAGAAGGGCGAAGCAAGGCAACAAGGTGATTACTATTGTGGTGTTGGCTCTAACAACGTTTCAGGAAGAGATTTTGTAGAAGAACATGCCGAACTTTGTATAAAGGCTGGTATATCTATATCAGGAACAAATGCAGAGGTTGCATTAGGACAATGGGAATATCAAGTAGGAACTGTAAATGCAATTGATGGTTCTGATCAATTATGGGTATCAAGATACATACTACACAGACTAAGTGAGAAATACAACTACAGAATTGAATTAGAACCAAAACCATATAAAGGAGAAAAATGGAATGGTTCAGGAATGCATGTAAATTTCTCAACTAAAACTATAAGATATGATAAAGCTAATAAAAAACAAATAGCCATTGAAATGTGTAAAAAATTAGAAATAACACATGCAGAACATATTGCAGTATATGGTGAAAATAACGAAGCTAGATTAACAGGTGCTAATGAGACTTCATCTATCAAAGACTTTGGTTGGGGTATTGGTGATAGAACTAAATCTATTAGAATACCATCAAGTATTAATGAGCCTAATGCAATTGGTTACATCGAAGATAGAAGACCTGCTTCAAATGGAGACCCATATCAGATAGTAGAAAGAATGGTCAGAACAATACTAACTGACGATACTTTAGTAGAGTATTAATAAAAAGACCCGAAAGGGTCTTTTTTTATATATGTTATTCGAAACTCCAGAGCACTCGTAACTTATCAACTCTTCTCTTACATCGCCAGAACCGTGAAAGAGCAACACGAACGTCGAATCCAGGATTCGATACTATGTCGTTAGTACTGAAATCAAAGTGAGTGGAGTCCCATTCCTTCGTTACTTCCCTCGATTGAGATGAGTCTGATTTGGTGTTCATTATCCCCTTTCTTTTTATAAAGATCGTTATAACCTTTTGCAATTCCTCTTTTGAATATTTCGGTAAAATATGCAAAAGCATTAACTGATTTTTCCTCATTGAAGTTATACCAGTTTTGGAAGACATAAAGAAGACCACTTTGGTAACAGTCCATCTTATCATCATTAGACCAATATCTCATCTTCTTTATGGTCTTCTTGGCAAGAAGTTCCAACATCTTCTGTGCCGGTCTGGTTAGTCTCCCTTGTGCCTTACTGACTACGAGCTCAATATAAAGTTCTCTATTGTTTAAATACATTCATAAATCGTTATTTTTTCAGTGCCTCTGCACTTATGTACGATTTCATGAAATTTTATATACTATTGATTTACAAAAGTTTACGAAATAATAATTTCATACTTAAATAAAAAAACCCGTTTTATAAACGGGTTTTTTATTTATTTAAAAATTTTATTGTTTAACTCTCTCGTTATACTGAAGTTCTTTTATCCCAAAAAGTTCTGAATCTAAAACATTCTTTCTTTTTTCTAAGTTATTAAGTGCAGTATTCAATACATCACTCTCACCCATCATTTTTATAGAACCCTTTAGTTTATCAATATTGAAATTAACATCTTCTAATTTTAAACTAACTTCTCTTTCTTTATCTTCTAATTTTCTTTTGACAACTAATTCTTTGCTTAATTTGTTTTCATAGAAGTAAGTAAGATCATAATTTAATTCATTTCTAACTTCGTTAACTAATTCGATTACAGATTCATATTTGAAGAATGAGTTACCATATCTCTCATCACATCTATAAAGGAAAGTTGTATTTTTGTAGTTGAATGCAAAACACTCAAGGTAAGGATTGATAAGATTGTTTACTCTCTTAACAACATCAAGTTCAACGAACTTATCAATATTTTGTGAAACTTCAACCAAAACTGGATAGAAGTTTTTATTCACAATTGGAATGATTGGTGAATTGAAAAGACTCTCTAATGTAGTTTCACCATCCATTTCATCATCATTTATGAAAAGACCTCCCTTTTTCTCAACTGAAAGACCGATTGTCAAATACTCAGAAATTCTGAAATTGATTCTATCATCAACAATATTGGCATAATTCATTGCAGTCTCAAGTGTTCTTAGTGACCTCAAAATTTGTTCATCCTTAATGTGATTCTCAAGTAACGTTTTCTCAATTACTTCTTCACTAAGTAAAAACCAAGAGTCCTTAACCAACGCAATGTGACCATCCTCAACTTGTTCAACGATAGTGAAAACTGATTCACCTTTACCACCACTGAGTAAGTTTGTTCTTTGTTCTGGTGATTTTGTTAAATTATGAACAAAAAGTTTTATTTCTGGAACCCAGTCATAAACCGATAACTCATTAAGAACTTTTGACATCCTATCTTGTTCACTCTCCAAATTTATAGTTTGAAGTAAGACATTTATTGGTTGTCTGTAAAGTTCACCACCATTTTGGGTATTGAGAACATTATAAAGGTTTTTGAGTTCATACAAAAGCTCGTTACTCTTTATGTCGTCGTTAAGCGACTCGAGTAGAGACTTCACGCTCTTGTCATATGTGTAAGGCTTGAGCCTCTCGTTAAGAGAGATTATGACTGCCTTCTCGGATGATTCGTTGCAAGCATTCATGTGCCCTTCAACTATCATTGTTATCTCTTCTTGTTCCAAAGAAAGTTCTTTCTTGAAGTTGAAGAGTTCGAGTTTAAGATTCTTCATATCTAAAGCAAATTATTTTTATAGACTATATATAAAGCTAAAAAAGCCGTTTTTTTCCATTATCGATTCCTGTTTATTTCCCTGGATTTTAATATCTCATTATACCATTTGCTCCTCTTCGGAACAACCGCTCGATACTCCTCTTTGATATTCGTTCCCGCTGGATCTGAACCACCTGCCACCGTGTCAGTACTGTAGAAACTAGATGTCTGACCATACGCAGGTTTGTTCCAGTCATGTTTTTCCAGAAAGTCGACAACCGTACCCTGATAACTATAACCATTCATATCACGCATACCCGTACCCTCAGTACTTACATAACCAGTATCAGAAATTCTGTCAGGTCTGTATGCTGGATAATAAGTATCAACTGTGAAAGTAACCTTCAATTTTATATTATTGTCAGATGTCAGGTTCTTCTCTCGGGACATCTCAACGGTACTACTATCAGGCATTGTTATGACAGCATCAACATGCATAAAATTGAACTCGAAATACATAAACCTATAAAGCCAGAGTGCATTAAGTATGGACTGACTACACTTAAAACTATCAATTTCACTTGAAAGAAGTATTGTTAGGTCATAATTAACGGTTATTGGAACCGCTCTAACTTTAGAAAGTACACGTCTGATTTCATTCTCATTCTCTACAACTGTTCGAAGCCAAACATTCGGATTAGCAAACTCCTCAGATTTTATGTTAAAACCAGTTAGTGTGAGATGTCCTCTTGGTATTGTGTCAGTATTTAGCTCAACATACCTAGAATCAGAAACTATATCATCAGAAAAGCTATCAAGTAAGAATCTCTCATCACCAGTCATAGAATAGTAAATAGGAACCTTCACGTGTCTGTCACCGGAGGAAAACCTATTAACCCATTGTATCTGATTCTCAAGAGTATCCAAAACACAAACCGTTAAATCTCGAAAGAAAACGTCTTCATAGTTAAACTTTTCGCCTATCATATGGTTATATATTAAGTAAACTTTCTACCCACACAAACATGTCAAACAAAAATCTACTACTTTGGGAAAAATGGAGACCCAAAAACATCGACGATCTCATCCTGTTACCACGTATACGTAAAAGGTTCGAAGATGGTATAACACAACACTACATATTACACGGACACTTCGGAACCGGAAAAACCAGTTTGGCGAGAATACTGATAGGTGAATACACTAAGTACACCGCATATATGGACGTAAACTGTTCCGAGGAAACAGGAATAGACTACCTAAGAGAAGAGATATCAAACTTCTGTCGTAGAGTTCCAATGTTTGAAACGAACTCAGACGAGAAATATGTACTACTCGATGAGTTTGAAAGGATCTCTCCACAATACCAAGATGCCCTAAAAGCATTTATAGAAAAGTACAACAACAGAGGTGTGAAATTCATAATGTGTACAAACCACATCGATAAAGTTAGGGGCGGTATGAAATCCAGGATAAAGATGATAGATTTCGATTGTCAGAACTTGGACGAAGAAAAATATATGAAGCAGGAGATATACAAACGAATACAGAATGTAATACTACCGGCAGAGGGAAAAGAAATGTCAAAAGAACAACTTGTTCCAATAATAAACAGATGGTTTCCAGACTTTCGAAAAATAATAGTAGAAGTAGACGACTTCTTATTAGCAGGTGATGATTGTAATGAGGGTGGAAATGTCTCAATAAAAGATAGAAACGAGTTATACTCAATTTTATACGGCGAAAACGACTACAACGAGATATACCACTTCTTAATGAACACGTTTGGACCAGACAAAATATCAGATATGCTAAGACTTATGGGTAAACCATTCATAGACTGGTGTGTCGAATCGAACAAAGGAGTAGATAAACTATTCGAATGTAATCACGTAATCGCAGAATATGTTCCACTATTAGACACAAATACTGATCCAATTGTATTAGGAATGTCTGCGGTTGGAAAATTCCGCGAAATATTAAAAGGCTGAGAATTTTATATATAGAGTATGGACTTCAAAGACTTCTACATATCCTACAAAGGACACCCGAGATACGAGATAAAAAAAATGATAGAGGATGATCCTATAAATGTCATCCTTCAGAAATATGAGATGTTATTACTAACAAATAAAGGTGAGGTATTCGGTCAACCAGATTTTGGTTGTGACTTAGAGGAATACCTTTTTGAGACAAGATTATCAGCAGACTTTATAGAAGGTGAGATAGAGGAACTGGTAAGAAAGTTCATACCTGAGGTGAACGGAATAAACTTCACACTAAGAGTAAATATCTATGAAGATCCTGAAAGATTTCAAGAGTGGATGGAAATAGTTTTCAAAATTGCAGACTACGAAGTTTACGCAGCAGTAGGTGTTTAGACCATTCTTTCGTTTAGAAAATCTATATAACTCTGAACATAACGAGTCTTAATACTCTCTGGAAGGTTTTTGTATGAAACATCAGTCCATTCCTTACCGAAAACCCATTTCATATTTTTTGGAGCCTTCTTTTTCGATTTATACTTTCTACGCATTGCCCAGATATATTTGAATTGTCTCTTTGTTTTTGCAGGCATAACAAACTTTTTATTTTATCGGACAATTGGTGGCAGAGTAGATAAAATTAGCATTTCTATTCAAACGAACACCCATAACTTTTGCGGCAACCTCAACATCATCGAGACACTCGCGGTCGGCACCACCAACTAATATAACATCATTAACAGACACACTCTCGTTCACCGATTGTGCCTGACTTATCTCTGCAAATAGGTCATGTAGTTTTTTCGGCATATGATACCATTTGTGATTATTACCTATATAGATTATCAACGTACCCTCTTTGGTTGGAAAACTATCACCCTTTACAAGTGAACCTTCATCCTCCTTAGACTTTATATCATCATATAACGATTTATCGAGTATCTTACGATAGAAGTCTGCATCCACGTCATAATTATATCTCTTCTCGATTAGATCACTCTGATTTGGAAAATGGTAAAGATCACCATTCATCGGCATATCAGGATCCTCATCATATAGGTAGTCTTTGTCTACATTTTTACCCTCTACGTGATTATCCCATATTTGATATACACTACCGAAGTTTTGACAATAGTCTTTGAGTTGATTTACATAGTTGTCAGTGAAGAATTTAGAAAAAGACTTCTGTACGTCTACTATTATAAGAACGTTTTTCGAAGAGTGTGACTCGAATGTCTTAATATACCTCATAACATTATTTCTTTTTTCTAAGTAATGGGTTTATATTCTTTACATACCCCTTTCTCGCAGAAGGCAAGAAACCTATCATAGTAAGAAAGGTGCCTTCCCTCAGAATGTCGATTATCTCCTTTGGACGCCAATCACTACCCCATAACCCAAGTCTCTCATCAAACTCTTTACAGATGGATTTTATATAGTCTGCATTATCTTTGGTCCTATCAATCGGAAGTGAAAGTGATATACAAAAATCAACATCATCCGGTACGTCTTTGATAAGATTCACATAAACGTCCGGTGTGTAGAAGGTATCAACATTCCAGACAAGTTTACCCAAACCCACTTGTGTATAGCTACGTGATTTTAACATTTGTGCGTTAAACTTAATTACGTGGTGTCTATTATTTTTGTAGATTATAGAGAACTCAATCTCAAAGTCATGTTCATCAAACCCCTCGAGTGTTGCAGTCACGATGTCTCTGAACTCATAAGGATCGATGTTCCATTTATCCATCACAAACGTGGCAGGATCAGGAAGTGAAGACTCATTCATTCCGTATTTTCGCAAGTTCTTTTTTTTGTATTTTTGGTAATAATTTTGATAAATCTCAGTATCACCACTATATCTCAACGAGAAGAAAATATTTTCTGATAGTTCTATCACACCGGAGGAATGATAAGGAATACCAGAGTCAGATATGAAATTATTTAAATCTTTTACGAAACCATCGTAGTCATTTGGCATTTCGACCCAAAACTCGATGTTCGGCTCTATACTACTATGTCCACTTTCACCATTCTCAATCAATGCTGACAAATTGTGCCAATACGGACCTTCTTTGAATTTTACACCGTTATATTCAAATACCCTACAAGTTTCACCATTCTGCCTAATATAGAATACTATCTCGAAATCGTGCGAGTCGTATGTCAGTGCCAGTGAGTCCATCATATCCTTCAATAAGTTGAAGTCTACCTCCCAGTATTGTTCTATAATATCCGTCGGATTGAAACCAGTGACCGACTCAAAAGTCTTTAAATACCTCATATCGTTATATATTAAAACAAAAAACCCGTCTTTGAGACGGGTTTTTATAAATTTTAAAATATTATAAAGGAAGTTCTTCTTCGTTTTCTTCTTCGTTTTCTTCTTTTTCCTCTTCTTCCTCCTGTGTCTGTCCTTGAATAGTTTGCACTTGTGCAGGTTCTTCAAATTCATCCGATGCAGGTTGTGCAACAGGTGCCTCAGTAGTTTGAGCAGCAGGTGCCTCAGTAGTTTGAGCAGCAGGTGCCTCAGTAGTTTGAGCAGCAGGTGCCTCAGTAGTTTGAGCA